TAATATTGCTCAGTAGGAGGATTTTGCATATAAGGATATGCTGCGGCGCCTAATTGCTCTAAACTCCCTTGTTGTTGTTCTTGACGCAATGGTCCTAACATTTGTTCTTGAGGCGCCTGTACTTCTTGACCTTTAGCCGATGATTGTTTAAGCAAATTGTTTAATAATTGAACTTGCGCTAAATCAAATTGTGCTTTTTTAGCTTTTGCAGATGCCTCTTCAGTCTGTGCGCCATATAATTTTTCCTGAGCACCTTTTAAAGCTTCCTGAATAGCTGTGGTTTTAGCCAGATTTTCCATTTGAGCTTGACGTAAAGCTTGTTCACTAGCTAAATTTTTTCCTTGCATTCTTTGTTGTAATGCATTTTGCAAGATAGAAGAAAAATCTGGCATCCTTGGCTGAGGTGCAGCTAAAAAATTAATTGGGTCAACGATTGCCATTTACCCTCCTAAAGCCCCAAATAAGCCACCGGCTATATTTCCAAACAGTGATTGACCTTGTTCTTTTTCACGTTGAGCTAATGAAGCTTGAGAGCCAAGAATTGCAGCTAATGCGCTTGCTAAATCTCGGGAAGCACCATAACCCATACCATAAATACCTTTTTCACCCTCGAGGCCATATTGCTGAGCTCCCATTACATTTTTAAGCCAGTCCTGCATATCGCCGCTTAATAATTTATTCACAAGAGATGTTTGCGATGCAATATCCATGGGAGTACCACGCATTCCCCCCGCAGCAGCAGTATGTTCAGCTGTCCTTAAGGCCTCATCTTTAGCAGTTTGATATTGTTCAGAAGGTTTATATTGGCCCATTATCTTATTGATATATCCAGTCGGGTCAGTAGCCATTGGATTTATACCTTGAGTATACATTCCATACGCTTGTTGACCTTGTCCAATATATGGCTCCAAATAATATTTAAGCATTGGTCCAGCTTTGTTCAAAATATCATAGGTATCTGGTGCATGTTGACCAAACATTCCAGCAAATGGACCAAACGACATCCAATCTTTTAAAAATCCTGGATTTTGTTCTGACACATTTATATCGGGATATCCTGCCATAATTATCCTTAAGAACTTGTTACAGTTTCTACGGTGCCATCAGGCTTCTTAAATTGGAGTTTGCCTAATGTTGAGTTATAAAAAAATCGACATGCTGTTGAGGTATCCAAATCTCCTACTTCTGCCGTCGTATAAGTTGGAGGGGTTAATCCAGCGTTTAGATTTGTTATCGTCGTATTTAGAGTCTGAGATAGACTGTCATGATATATTTGAGCTTGAGAAGTCAAGGAACCATCCTGATTCGTAAATTTAGTATTATAGAACAAATTTAATACTGGGAAGCTCACAATAATATCTCCATGTACCCATTGCTAACAACAAAACGCTGTAAACCCCAAAACTCGAACTGGAAACTTATTTCGTTACATTGTCCTAAATTATTCCATCTTAACCTATTTCTGAACAATGACATAGCATTAAGTGCATAACGTGATCTGCCGCTATATTCCGCATTACCATCTTTACTGAATGATATATCTATAGATGGTCCAATATCGGAATTATAACAAAATCCATCTTCTGAAATGTAATAAGAATTTTCATCTTCTGAAACATAGTATTCGCCAGTACTAGAGACATAGAGGCCTTCGCAAGTTACAGTTTCACCAGCATCTAGAATAGAGTAATCATTTACTCCTTGTTCTAAAATAAATCCAATTCTAGATATTCTAAAAGGTGCTCCTTCTTCATCTCTAGTTGGAGCCGTAATTATCTTCCTTGGGATGATATCTCCAGATTCAGTATCAGCAACATCTTGATTATAATAAACATAATCAGTGGATATATCATATAAACTAGCATCGTTTAAAGAAATGAAAAATTGCCTGCCTTCAAAATAAACAATTTGTCGCGCCGGAAAATAATTTAACTTTTCATCAGTCAAATAATAAAATTTATCTGTGTTGAAATCATATACAATTGAAACATTGTCTGCGGAATTAAAAAACGTGAGAATGTAAAATAAATGACCATCTTGGCGGTATATCATTGCGGTTGAATCTTCTGGATGTTCTAAACTTTGTAGTAAAAAGTCTATTCCATCAGTCGATATCCTTTTTGTTGATCCGCCATCACAAATCATGATAGATGGTGAGTTTTTTTCATTAATTGCTAACCAAACTACAAATTGTTCCCCGGCAGCAAATGTAAAGATAGAGGCAATCCCATTATCAATATTGAAAGATGTTATCTTACGATAATTTTCAGCTCCTCCTACCTGTGACCATATCTCACCAACCGTATTTCCTAATACGATAACATTATTACCATGCCCAGGTATGGGATAAACGATTCTAGTTGAATCAACCTTATCTGATATCTCAAATGTACTGTCATAAACTATAGTATTCGGATCTTGATATTTAAATGCATACCAAAATTGTGGATTATCATCTGATGTAACAGGAGTTATTAAAAAATAAGTATGATGATATGAGCAATATTGTGGAGAAAATGTAGGGGTAGTAAGCGGATCGGCTCCAGTATGTAACGCTTGAGGAGTTAATGTGTTATTATCAAAATTATATATATATGCTTTTAAACCATCTACTATTAATACTTGATTATTATTATTTTCTGCTAATGAAATCTCTCCATTAACTGTATCTATTTCGCCAATTACTTCAATTACATTATTATTGCGTATTTTATATACAGATGATTCTACTACTACTATAACAGCATTGTGTCTTGTTGAGTGAAGAATGCCGCGTCCTTCTCCTGAACTGGCAAAATTATAAAATACAGATGTCCCAGCAAAATTTACCATCCAATTATCAGATTGGAACATATTATATACACGCTCAGAAGATATTTTTGGATATCTACCAAATTTTGAGCTACACAGTAATGTCAGTGGAATTTTTTTGCTTGGTTGAGTCGACATTTTTTATCCAAAATATTTGACTAATTTTATTACTGTTGTATATTAAATGCTTAGTAGTATAATATAATTGCGCAATAAAGATACCTTAAAGGTAAAATATACGCAGTCATGCGGTTAAAATGGCTAGACTCTTTAGAGGCTCATACCGGAGACGGGTAAATCTGCGAGGTTAGAAATGTCTGAAGAATTGGGTGGTGAAGTATTAAATACAGAAGCTGAATCTCAACCGGAAGAAAGAACATTTAGTAAATATGATGTTCAGAAAATCGTTGAGAGAGAGAAAGCTAATGCAAGCGATCGAACTAAACGAAAGTTAGAGGCAGAATATAATGAAAGGCTTGATCGCCTTCGTGCCGAAAAAGAAGAAATAGCTCGCCAGTTAAATGGAATGGGGCAATCTTCCCAAGGTAATTATGCATCTAATAATCAAGCACCGTTTTCAATAGATGAAGTTGTAAAAAAGGTCAGGGATGATTTATCCCAAGACATGCAACGACAAGAGATGGAACGGTATGTGAGAGGAGTTGCAGATAGCTATGCAAGTAAGATGGCAGCAGGAAGTTCAAAATACGAAGACTTTAATGACACGATTAAGGACTTCGAGGCATCTAGTTTTCCAAATCTAATTTTTCTAGCTGAGAAATTAGATAATTTACCGGATGTCATGTACGACCTGATTAAAAACCCATCTAAGCTTATTGCTATTAATACATTAGCTGAAAAAGCTCCTAGTCTGGCTTCAGCAGAATTGAATAAATTAAGTGCTTCTATTAAGCATAATCAAGAAGCACAACAATCTGCGCAAAGATTAGGCACTCCAAGTCCATTAGACAGAGTTCAACCGTCGCTTATTTCGGGAGGCAACGGGCAAATGAGCTTCAATGACTTGCGTAATGCGGATTGGTTAAGAGGCTAAAATTTTACCGTTGCTAAGATTCCTTTTCTCTAATAAGGGGCTCGGCAATGGCAGTTACCAATACATTACAGAGTGTACAGACATATAATGACGCGAATCTGGCATTCTTAATTAATTCTTTCGCATTTATTAATAAAGCTAATCGTAAATTTCAAAATTTTCAAAATATTCCAGGACAATTAGGTACCACTGTTGGTATTGAATTGCCTCCTCGCTTCACAACTAGAAATAGCCTTGTTGTTTCTTTTGAGGGTGCTGAACAACGTTTAGCTACTCTTTCTGTAAATAAACAGGTATCTCAAGCTACTTCTTTCACGGCTCAAGAATATATCTATAACGTTAAAGATTATATGAAACGTTTCGGTATGGCTTCCATGAAAGCTATTGGTACTGAGATTGAGGCAAATGTTGCTTCTGAAGCCGAAACAGCTACATATAGATTCTATGGAAATGGAACCACAGCGATTAGCAGCTATCTACAATTAGCGTCAGCACTAGCTCTTTTTAGGGATATCGGTGCGGCTATGAGTGATTTCGAAGCATTCCTGCCAGTTACGGCTATTCCAAATATCGTCAATTCAGGTTTGAACCAATTTGTTCAAAATCGAAATGATCGGATTGCTAATTCCTGGGAGCTTGGGGAATTCGATAGTTGTAATTGGAACAGAAGTAACTTACTTCCTTTACATTCTTCTGGAACTGAAGGAAATGCTGGTTCAACATTAACAGTTGTCTCTGTAACCAAGAATTCAGATGATGCCGTAACAAGCATAACATTTTCTGGGTGCAGTGCGGCAAGTGATGCTAATTCAGTAAAAGCTTATGATAAATTCCAATTTGCTGATGGTGTATCTGGGCAACCAAATATGCGATTTTTAACATGGATTGGATATAAGGTAAGCTCTTCTCCGGTTCAATTTAGAGCTGAAGCAGATGCTGCAAGTACAGCTGGTAGTCAAGTAACAGTTTCTGTTTATCCGCCATTAAAAGCATCGGCTGGTAAAAATCAAAATATTAACAATGAAATTGTTGCTGGTATGCAATGTTCGGTTCTTCCTGACCATAGATGTGGTTTGATCATGTCTGGAAATCCACTGTTCTTAGCAATGCCAAACCTACCAGAAGAAGACCCATACAAAACTGTAATTTCGACTGAGCCAGAATCTGGGTCATCAATTCGGATGTATATGGGTTCTTTATTTGGTCAAAACCAACGTGGTACTGTGCATGACGCTATTTATGGTCATACATTAGTTCCTGAATATTCAATGATGATTGCATTGCCTAACAATACATAATGGAGGATTAAAAATGACTACTTTATCACCTATTGTTAATGCTCCTAATCTATATGTAGATGGTTTAGGTATAGCAAGAGCATCAAATACTACACTTACACTTGCGGCAGGCAGTGCTAGAGATTCTGCTAATGTTAATGACATTACGCTCTCTTCTGCAGCCACTATTAATGGGGCTGTAGTAGGTGCAAATGGATGTGACGCTGCGGTACTTGCCGCTTCATCAATGTATGCTGTTTATGTAATTGGTGATTCTCGCGGTATAGAAGCTACTGCAGGTTTGTTATCACTTAGCACTAACTCTAGTCCTACATTGCCTTTTGGATATGATATGTACCGCCGAGTTGGTTGGATTTTGACCAATGGTAGTTCGCAAATTCTCCAATTTTGGCAAACCGGTAACGGCCTTGTTAGAACAATTTGGTATGACGTGGGTATTAGTGAATTGTCTGCTGGCTCATCTACTACATACGCTAATATTGACCTTACTACTTCTGTGCCACCTTTGGCAACGAATGTATGGTTTGATATTGCTTATACAGCAAACTCAGCAACTAATACTGCGCAGTTCTTGCCTTTTGGTTCATCTGCTACCAATGGCGTTGTAAGATTTGGTTGCGGAGTTGCGGCAGCTCAAGTTGGGCAAATTAAAGTGCCATGTCGTTTAAATTCGGCAGCACCTACTGTTCAATATAAAGTTGCTTCAAGCGATGCTCTTACGCTTTTGACAACTGGATTTGAGGATATTCTGAGCTAAGACTATACTTAAATGGGTTGGGGAATCCTGGCCGAGACTCGAATCGGCATGAGCTATTAATTGGTTCATGCCGAATTCAGCCTATCATAAATCTGCATTCGCGATTCGCGAATAGCGAATAGGACAGATTATGGCTTATACTGTAAATCAATTAGT